CAGAGGACTCCGGTCTTCCTCCTCCCCGAGACATCGATGGGGGCTCTGCGCCAAAGCCAAAAAAGCCAAAGGCATATGCCAAGGGTGGCGTGACTCGTGCCGATGGCTGTGTGACCAAGGGCCACACCAAAGGCAAGATGGTCAAGATGACCATGGGCGGCAGGACCTGCTGATATGTTGGCCAGCCGTGGGATGGGGGCCATCTCCCCCTCCAAGATGCCCAAAGGTAAGCGTAAAGCTCGCCGGGATGACACCGACTTTACGCAGTACGCTGAAGGCGGCAAGGTCAACGCGGCTGGCAACTACACCAAGCCCGAGCTGCGCAAAAGGATTGTGAGCCAAGTCAAGTCTGCTGCGACGCAGGGCACCGGGGCAGGCCAATGGTCGGCCCGCAAGGCCCAGCTCGTGGCCAAGAAGTACAAGGCCGCTGGCGGCGGGTACAGGGACTGACATGAAAGCGCCCCAGCAATCCCTCAAAGACTGGGGCGACCAGAAGTGGCGCACCAAAAGCGGCAAGCCGTCGTCTAAAACGGGGGAGCGCTACCTGCCGGAGAAGGCGATAAAATCGCTCAGCCCCGCAGAGTATGCGGCCACCACAAAAGCCAAGCGTGCTGGTAAGGCGGCGGGCAAACAGTTTGTGGCCCAGCCCAAGACCATTGCCAAAAAGACAGCGAGCTTCCGATGACCACATCAGGCACCACAGCGTTCAACATGGACCTTACCGAATTGGTCGAGGAGGCGTATGAGCGCGTAGGTTCTGAGTTGAGGACGGGTTATGACTTGCGCACGGCCCGCAGGTCGCTGGATTTAATGTTTGCCAACTGGGCGAACCGTGGCATCAACATGTGGACTTTTGAGCAGGGCTCCATCAATCTGGTGCCCGGTCAAGGCACATACGATCTTCCTGCAGACACGGTAGACCTCTTGGAGCATGTGATCCGCACCGGGGCTGGCAACGCATCCACGCAGGCAGACCTGACCATTACCCGGATCAGCGTCTCTACCTACGCAACAATTCCCAACAAGCTGCAGCAAGCCCGACCCATTCAGGTTTGGATTGAGCGTCTTGAAACGCCTCGCATCAATGTCTGGCCCATCCCCGACAACTCGCAGCCCTACGTGTTCGTGTACTGGCGCATGCGTCGTTTAGACGATGCTGGCACAGGTGTAAACACCATGGACGTGCCATTCCGTTTTTATGAGGCCATGGTAGCCGGACTGGCTTATCACCTCGCCTTAAAGGTTCCCGATGGCTTGAACCGCCTTCAGGTGCTCAAGGCTCAGTACGACGAAGCATGGGATTTGGCCTCGACCGAAGACCGCGAGAAGGCTGCAGTCAGGTTTGTTCCTCGTGCGACACGCATTGGAAACGGTGGCTACTGATGTCCAACCGGTTTGCAGCAGGCCACAAAGCGATTGCCATGTGCGACCGCTGTGGTCAGCAATTCAAGCTTAAGCAGCTCAAGACGGAAATCATCAAGCAGCGCAAGTACGAGTTGCTGGTGTGCCCGGAGTGTTGGGACCCTGATCAGCCTCAGTTGATGCTTGGCACCTTCCCTGTGGATGACCCGCAGGCGCTGAGAAACCCACGCAGGGACACCACCTACGTGACATCTGGCCTGAATGACGACGGCAACCTGTCTGGCGGCTCTCGGGACATTCAGTGGGGATGGAACCCGGTGGGCGGATCAAGGTCGTTTGATACGCTCTTGACACCCAACACATTGGCGTTGACTGTGCAGATCGGCACAGTGACAATATCGGTATCGTAAAGGAGTCTGACATGGACGCGAAAAAAGCAGTGGGCAAACACGAGGCAAACATGCACCCGGGCATGAAGCCGACCAAGCTGGCCAAGGGCGGCAAAACCAATCTGCAGATGAAGCAGCTTGGACGCGGCATGGCCAAGGTCATGAACCAGCGCGTATCGTCTGCACCCAAGGGGAAATGACATGGCCAAATTCAGTCAAAAGATGATGGGCAAAGAGGTTGGCCAAGCCAGCGTCTATGCCAAGCCCCACACGATGGATGGCAAGTCTGTAAAGGCCTCCACCAACCCCGGCAAAGAGCCGAACCACAGCCGCGTGGATACGGTGAACATGAGTGTGGGCGCGTTCAGCAACAAGCCTGATGGCATGGGCACCAAGACCAGCGGCATCAAAATCCGGGGCACTGGCTGCGCCACGAAGGGCACGATGGCCCGAGGCCCGATGGCATAAAGCATGAACTACGCCGAGCTGAAGATCAACATTGCTGACATCTGTGAAAACGAGTTCACAGAGGAGCAGTACGCCATGTTCACGCAGCAGGCGGAACAGAAAATCTACAACACGGTGCAGTTGGCCAACTTGCGCAAGAACGTCACTGGCACGTTGACTGCGAACAACAAGTATCTGGCTGCTCCGAATGATTTTCTGTCGGTGTACTCGTTGGCCATCTACCCGGCTGCAGGCGGGAACTACGAGTTCTTGCTGGACAAGGATGTGAACTTCATCCGTCAGGCGTACCCCAATCCGGCTACCACCGGCAAGCCCAAGCACTACGCCATCTTCGGCCCTCAGTCGAACGACGTGAATGAGCTGACGTTCATCTTGGGGCCAACTCCAGACGCCACGTATGCGGCTGAGCTGCATTACTACTACATGCCGGAATCAATTGTGACCGCAGGTGAGACGTGGCTGGGCGAAAACTTCGATTCCGCTTTGCTCAACGGCGCACTGGTTGAGGCCATCCGCTTCATGAAGGGCGAGGCCGACATGGTGAAGCTGTACCAAGACATGTACATGCAAGCGATTGCTCTGCTTAAGAACTTGGGTGACGGCAAACAACGCACCGACACATACCGTGACGGTCAGACAAGGATCAAAGTGTCATGACAATCGCGCAAACCGCAACCACATCGTTCAAGGTGGAGCTGCCGCAGGGCATCCACAACTTTGGACCCACATCGCCCGACACGTTCAAGATCGCGCTGTACACCGCTGCCGCCAATCTGGACGGCTCCACTGCTGTTTACACGACATCGGGCGAAGTCGTTGGTACGGGTTACGTGGCTGGCGGCAACACACTGGTCATTACGACCACACCTGTGGCTGCAAACAACAGCGCCAACGTGCCCACGGCCTACTTCAGCTTTGCCAACACCTCTTGGACAAGCTCAACCTTCACAGCCCGGGGCGCGTTGATCTACAACAGCACAGAGGGCAACAAGTCCGTGGCTGTTCTCGACTTCGGCGCTGACAAGACCGTGAGCAACGACACCTTCCAAATCATCTTCCCAACTGCCGACGCCAACAGTGCGATTGTGCGAATCTCATAAGGACACATCATGGAACACAGCAAAGCAGCCGACAGCGTTACAGCAGGCCTGATCACAAACCGTGTAGGCGGTGAGCGCGTTGGCGCGGGCGGTGTGTTCACCGTTACCTGCGTGGGCGCAGACGGCAAAGAGAAGTGGTCTGACACCTTCCACAACCTCGTGGTCAACCAAGGCCTGCAGGACATGAACAGCAAGTACTTCGCTGCTGCTGGCTACACGGCTGCTTGGTTCCTTGGCTTGGTCCAAGGCCCCGGCTCCGGCACAACCTTTGCCGCTGCTGACACACTGGCTTCTCACGCAGGCTGGACAGAGTTGGTCCCCGGCACCGCCTACACCGGCAACCGCAAAGCAGTGACATTCGGCACGGCCACCACGGCGGACCCATCGGTGATCTCCAACTCCGCCAGCCCCAGCTCGTTTGCTATGTTGGTGAACGGCACCGTGGTTGCAGGCGCATTGCTGGCCAGCGTGAACAGCGGCACATCCGGCATCTTGTTTTCGGCTGGCGACTTCACGGGCGGCGACAAGACTGTGGACAACGGCGACACGCTGAACGTGACCTACTCCTTCTCGCTCGACGCAGCCTAATAGGACGTGCGGTGTTTGGCGATGTCACTTTTGCCCAAGCACCCTTCGCCTCTTTAGGCGGGAACACGTTCGCCGTCTCCGCAACTGAAGCGGCTACGGCCACTGAAGCTACCGCAGCTCCAAGCCTCGTTCGGGGCGGCATCATGGCGGAGTTCTCCGCAGCCCAAGAAACCCAGTCCGTCATCGCCACAATGGTGGCCACGCAGGCAGAGACATCCTCCGCATCAAGCGTGCAGTCAGTGATCGCCACCATGGTGGCCAGCGCTTTGGAGCAGGCTGGTGCCACAGCAACCCAGACGGCCATCGGCACATTCTTGGCTTCCCGAGCGGAAAGCGCTTCAGCCGCAGATGCACAGACGGCTGTGGGCACCTTCTTGGCGGCGCAGGCTGAGGCGGCGACTGGCGACGACGATATGACTCGTGGCTTGCTGATCTCCGTAGCCATTGCAGAAAGCGCCACAGGCACGGCCACTCAGGTGGTTCAGATCAACGTGAATGCGTCGATTGCAGAAGCCGTCAGCGCCTTAAGCACTCTGGGCGTCATCAAGACTGCTAACGTGTACCCCACAGGCGTACAGCTCACCATCAGCATTGGCGGAGCGCTGGTCTGGGCGGTAATTGACGACAGCCAGACCCCGAACTGGCAAAATATCACCAATACTCAAGGTAGCGGTTGGACTGAGGTCAACGACGCTCAGACCCCCGGCTGGACGCAACTACCATCGTAAGGATTAAAAATGGCATTGGTACTCAAAGATCGCGTCAAGGAAACGACCACAACAACGGGCACCGGCACGGTTACGTTGGCAGGCGCAGCCGCAGGGTTCCAGTCCTTCGCCGCTGTTGGTGACGGCAACCAGACCTTCTACGCCATCGTGGACTCGGCATCTGGCGCTTGGGAAGTGGGTGTTGGAACCTACACAGCTTCGGGCACAACCCTGTCGCGCACAACCGTGGTGTCGTCCAGCAACGCTGGTTCTCTGGTGAACTTTGGCGCTGGCTCCAAGGACGTGTTTGTCACATACCCATCTTCGCGTGCGGTGTATCTGGACGCAGCGGGTTCTGCAGTCACAACGCTGGACATCGGGACTCTGGGCACCAGCACTGCCAACATCACCACCGCCAACATTACAGCAGGCACGGTCTCAACAACACCTGCCAGCGCAAACGATTTGGTCAACAAGACCTATGTGGATACGCTGATAGCTTCTGGCATCCATTTCCACCAACCCGTCCGTGTTGAGTCGCCAACCAACTTGAATGCCACATACAACAACGGCACAGCCGGTGTGGGCGCAACCCTGACCAACGCTGGTACTCAGGCTGCTTTGGTGGTTGACGGCGTAACAGTCAGCGTGGCGGATCGCGTGCTGGTTTACCAGCAGACCACGCAAACTCAGAACGGTATCTACGTCGTAAGCGATGTGGGCTCGGGATCGACCAACTGGATTTTGACTCGCTCCAGTGATGCGGACACCTACGTCATCAACAGTGCTGCAGGCTTGAGCGAAGGCTCTACTGTTTTTGTGCAGCAAGGCGCAACAGGCTCAGGCGAGACCTACACCTGCAACACGACTGGCGTCATCACGTTTGGCACAACCAACATCACGTTTGCCCAGATCAGCTCGGCGCAGATTTACAGCGCAGGCACAGGCCTGACTCTTTCCGGCACACAATTCAGCATCACCAATACGGGCACTGCAGGAACGTACGGCTCAGCATCTTCTGTCCCGGTGATCACCACGAACGCACAGGGTCAAGTCACAGGCGTAACACCTACGGCCATCACTATCACAGGCGCAGCGGTCTCGGGCAACATCTCTGGCTCTGCTGGCTCGGTGGCCAACGCCCTGACGGCGGGCACGTTCCTGACTTCTGGCGGCACGTTTGATGGCTCCGCAGCTCGCACCTTTGCCGTGGATGCCACTGACGCCAACACTGCTTCCAAGGTCGTGGCACGGGATGCCTCGGGCAACTTCAGCGCAGGGACCATCACGGCCACACTTAGCGGTGCAGCAACGAGCGCAACCACAGCGACCAACCTTGCGGGCGGCGCGGCCAACCGGATCGCATACCAGACCAGCGCGGGTATCTCAAATTTCATTACCGCCCCAACAGCCTCCAACCAAGTCCTGAACTGGAACGGCTCAGCGTTTACATGGAGTGCTGGCACGATTTCGGGGGTGGCTTTGGGCAGCAACCTGAACACCTTGACGTTCGGCACCTACCTGACCGGCACGAGCTACAACGGCTCCAGCGCAGTCACGATTGCCACAAACGCAACAAACGCAAACACTGCCTCGACCCTTGTGGCACGCGACGCCTCCGGCAATTTCAGTGCAGGAACCATCACCGCCAGCTTGAGTGGCAACGCCACAACGGCCACCACGGCATCGAACGTGAACAACGGCACCCTGACAATGAACGTGTCGGGCACTGGCCTGTCGGGTTCGCAAACATTCACCGCCAACCAGTCAGGCAACGCGACATTCACCGTCACGTCGAACGCGACATCCACAGCAGGGGCAGCCAACACAATCGTGGCTCGGGACGGTAACGGGTACATCTTCAACAATTACTTCAACTCCACAGACAACTCGGTGGCTTCTGGCGTCACTGCTGTGATGGTGAAGGCAGGGGACAGCTACCTGCGTTCCGGCACTGCTGCGTCAATTGCCACGTTCATCAGTGGCCAGACGATGAACATTGCTGGCTCGGCCACAACCCTAGCCAGTGGCCAAAGCAACTGGAGCGGCACCGGAGTTCTTGGTAACGTGGTTGGGATGCTGGCGTGGAAAAACTACGCCAACGGGCACGTCATTTTTGACGCATCCAACAGCACATCCCCAAGCGGCGGAGCGGTAAACAACACTAACGCAGCAGTTGCATGGTCATCTACATACCCAACACTGATGGGGTGGAACGGCTCCTCAACCTACGGGGTGCGTGTTGACTCCGCTCGACTGGCGGACAACGCAACAACAGCCGGTGGTTTGGCGGTTGCCACTGGAACCAACAACGTAGCCAACCAGATCGTCCGCACTGATGGTAACGGGTACGCAAACTTTGGCTGGATCAACACAATTTCCGGCGACAACTCTAGGACGGCGCTTGGCAGAATCTATGCATCACAAGATGCGTACCTGCGCTACTACACCCCGGCAAACTTCAACGTCGTGCTCAATCGCGCTGTGTTTAACCGGGAGTCCAACGGCGGCACAATGGTGGCGGGTAACATCTACTCCATCTACACGGGCGGCGGCGCAATCACAATGTATGTTCCGACGGGGGCAAACACAGCACAGGGCGATGTGATTGTCATCAACAACCTGCTGCTGACGTGGGCAAGCGCCGCCTTCACTGTTGGCATAAACACCAACGCTCGGATCATGAATTTAAACGAGAGCATGACCTGCAACATCAACGTGGGCTCGATTGTTCTTATGTGTGCGTATCATGACGGCACAACTGCTTATTGGAACGTCGCCCCGGGCGGTTAAAGGAAAAATATGTCAAGCACCTTCTCCAACCTCAAGTTTGAGCTGATCGGCAACGGTGAGCAATCAGGCACTTGGGGCACCACGACCAACGCCAACATTGGAACCGCCATCGAGCAGGCCATTGTGGGCATGGCCACTCTGGACTCCGGCGACTTCACAGCCAACGTCTGCACACTGACGCTGATCAACCTTAGCCCCCCTGTTGCTCAAGATGCTCGGGCTCTGTGTTTAAACATTGCCTCCGGCGCGGTGTCTGCTGCGGGCACGATCAACGTCCCAGCCATCCAAAAGCCCTACATCATCATCAACGGCTCCAGCTTCACGGTCACCGTGAAGGTCTCCGGCCAGACCGGCGTGGCAGTCCCCGCAGGCACGCGCACGGTGGTGTACAACAACGGCACGGACGTTGGCGCTCAGGTCAGTTGGCTGAACTCTCTGACCTTGAGCACAGCCCTTCCTGTTGCCTCTGGCGGCTCTGGTGGAACAACTGCATCAGCGGCCCGGACCAACTTCGGCGCAACAACGCTGGGCGGCAACCTCTTCACGATCACCAACCCGAGCGCAGTGACGTTTCCCCGCTTCAATGCGGATAACACTGTTTCCGCCCTTGACGCTGCAGCTTTCCGAACAGCCATCGGCGCAGGCACAGGCGGAGGATCGGTTTCTTCGGTCGGCGGCACAGGCACGGTCAACGGCATCACCTTGACTGGAACAGTGACGAGCACAGGCAACCTGACCCTTGGCGGCACGCTGTCTGGGGTGAATCTGGCTTCGCAAGTAACCGGCACTCTCCCGGTGGCCAACGGCGGAACAGGGCAAACCACACTGACCGGCCTCCCACTGCCCCAGCCCGTCATCACACAAAACGTGCAGGTGATCGGCACCAACACCACAGCGGTGGCTTCGCGCATCTATGTGCTCACGGCCTCTTTGACGTTGGACCTACCTGCCTCCCCCACGGCGGGAAACACGGTAGCTGTGAGCAACATGTCGGGAGCCGTTACTGCGGTCATCGGGCGCAACAGCCAGCCCATCATGGCATTGGCCGAAGACCTGACGGTGGACCTTGACGGCGCTGGCTTCACGCTGGTCTACGCTGACGCAACTCGCGGGTGGGTGCTGCTGCCATGAGCGCCATCATTCTCGACTTAAACACGCCGGACCCAGATGCTCCGATCACCGTGGAGCAGACGCTGCGCAATGCCTCGTCTTTCCAGCCATGGCTTCTGTTTCGAGACGAGTCCAAGTTTCACATCAGTTCTGGTGACGAGTACGCCTACGAATACGTGGAGCACGAGCGCAGCTACTACGTGGACACAAACATGCAAAAAGGCATGCTGGTGCTTCCGCCCAACCCACGAGACGGCTTCAAGCTGATTGTCAGTGACTATTTCGGGAGTTGGATTTATCATCCATTGATCATTCACCGCAATGGAAAAATGATCATGGGGCTTGAGGAGCACATGACCTGTGATGTGCCAAGTATGATCTTTGCGCTGGTCTACACAAATACCTCGGCTGGCTGGGTTGTCAGTCAGAATCTTTCCACATCTGAATTGGCTAACAAGGTCAAGAAAGGACCCTTCCAATGAGCAATCTCTCTCAATTTGCACCCTTTGCTGGCGGTGGCGGCGGCAAGCTGCGCTACCAAGAGTTCACAGGCTCCGGCACGTTCACGCCCTCTGCCACGCTTGTCTCCAACGGTGGGCAGCTTTGGGCTATGGTCGCTGCCGGTGGCGGCGGTGGCGGTGGCGCGAACCTTAGCGCTCCTTGTGGTGGCGGCGGTGGTGGTGGTTTGGTTATTAAGCCAGTAACCGCAACAGTTGCGCAGACGGTAACTATTGGAGGTGGCGCTAGTGGCAGTGGCGCGGGCACAGGAGGCACAGGAGGAACCAGCTCGTTTGGAGCATTTTCTGTTGCTGGCGGCGGCGGCGGCGGCGGGTACGACAACTCCACGCCATGGACAGCACCCACAAGCGGCGGCTGCGGCGGCGGCTCATCCTCCAATGGGGGTAGCTATGCAGGTGGTGGCGGCGGGATGGGCCAGAGCGCAGTGGGTTTTGGTGGCCGGGGCACTATAGGTGGTTCTGGAGGGGGTACTGGAGGGGGGAATGACGGAAACTATTCAATCTCAGGTGGCGGGGTTGGCATTTATGGTTTTTGTGGTGGCGGTGCTGGCGCTGGATCAGCCGGTGCAACAAACTATGGTGGCGGTGGCGCATCAGGTGGCGGAACCAATAACCGGGCCGCAGCAGGCGGCGCGGCCACCGCAAACACTGGTGGTGGCGGTGGCGGAGCTGGTTCCGCTAGTTCGGGCGGTGCTGGCGGTTCCGGCTTTGTCCGTGTCTGGTGGTTTGAATAAGGAATGAACATGCAATACGCACTTATCAAAAATAATCTTGTTGAGAACATTGCCGAGGCCGATCAGGCTTGGGCCGATTCGGTTGCTTCCGACTGGCAGGCCGTGGTCAACATCACCAGCATGAATCCGCAGCCGGGTATTGGCTGGAGCTACAGCGGCGGGGCCTTTACAGCTCCCGTGGTTCCACCCGCCCCACCTGCGCCAGACACATGGGTCATCACGCGCAACGCATTCCAGAACCGTTTCCCGATCACGGCCAACGGCGTGAGCACCAAGTACGACCTGATGACGCTGTTCTTGACTGATACAGCATACGCTGAGTCGCTGGGCGTGACTGGCTCCGCAATCTTTGATCTGCGCTCCATCATCATCACAGGCAACAACCGTCTTGGTGTGGTCACAGAGGTGAACCTTCAGTCGCAAGAGACCATCAACTACGTGAACATGACGACCAACGCCCTGTTCCCCGAGGTGTTCCGCTTGACGACAGCCGAGGCCAGCGCAATCCTGACCACGCCCGCAGCAGCCAACGAAACCCCGTAAGGAGCCAAAATGAAACTGCTTGCTCTTGCCGTCTGTTCCGTGGCCCTGACCGGCTGCGCAACCAGCTCTGAATACGCTGCCTATGCCGACGCCCACAAAGCGCAAGCAGCAGCCCAAACTGCCCGTTACCAAGCGCTGGCTGACATTGCCAAGCAAGGCGACACCACAGCCAAAGTCGCTGCAGTTATGTCCCTGCAGATGGGTGGCGGTCAGCAGAACGCTCAGATCAACGCGCCCAAGTCGTGGGCTGATTACGCCATGCAGTGGACCGGCCTGCTGCTGCCAACGCTTGGGCAGGTGTACACCGTGAACAAACAGACCAGCTTGGGTATGCGTCAGTCTGACAATGCAACAGCTCTGGGTGTCAGCACCAATGCAGCGTTTGTGGGCATCGCCTCGCAGATTCAAGCGCCAGCGGCCAACGTGACAACCATCGGCGGCAACGGCGTGATCGGTGCAGGTACTTACTCGATTGGAGCAAACAGTGGTCAAAACTCTGGCAACAGTGGTCGCTTGGCTGGTGGTGGTATTACTGACAATACGGCTGTACCAACTGTGGTGACCAGCACCAACACCACAACGACCAGCACGGTCACCCCTGCAGCGCCATGAAAGATTGGGCTGTAGCATTCGTTGCCGCAGCCCTTCTTGTTGGGCTGGCGGTGTGGTGCGCCAAAGTGTTGATCTGGAGTTTGAATGGCGGATTCTGGCGATAAAGCCCTCGGCGTGCTGGACAAGGTGCTGGCCTATGTCGATTCACCCTTTAAGCTGGTCGCCATCCTCGTCATGGGTCTGGTTGCGTTTGCCGGG